AACCTCTAACAACACCAACACTTACAGTGAGAACTTCTAATGGAACTGGTGCATCATTGTCTGTAGATATAACAGAATTTAACACTGCAAGTCTTGTTGAAAGTAAAGTTACTAAAGGTGGTGTTGGTGTTGGTAGAGGTTTTTGGTCAACAACAAGAAGTCATATAAGTTCTGATAAATTTATACAAGATAGTTATTTTTATCAAGATTTTTCTTATCAGATAAAAGTTCAAAAAATACTTGCTAAATACAAAGATATAATAAAAGATACATTTCATTCTGCCGGTTCTGAATTGTTTGGAGAGTTTGAACTTATACAAGATGTAAGTTCTAATATAGAATTATTACATAGTAGTAATACAGCTGTAAAATCTTTTGATTATACTTCAGATTCTAGTATTTTACTAGCTGATAATAATGTTGTTACTGTGGACAGTTATACTTTCTTTGCTACTGCTGACAGAACTTATACGGTTGATAGAATGTTACCATTAGCAGATTTTGTTTCTTAATTTAGGAGTCATAAGAAGTGGCAAAACAAACAATAGGAATAGGCACAACAGCGAATGACGGAACTGGTGATCCGTTACGAGATGCTTTTGATAAAGTAAATGATAACTTTGATGAAGTTTATTCTGCCTTTACTTTTGCATCCAATAATGCAACAGTTGCAAATAATGTTTTAATTGGAAATTCTACTGTAAATTCTGTCGCAAATAGCACTACAGTTTCAATTTCTAACTCTACATCAGAAGTTACAGCAACTTCTGGTTCAATTTTAGTTGGAAATTCTACTGTAAATTCTGTCGCAAATAGTTCAAATATAGTAGTATCTAATTCTACATCATCTATTACTGTTTCAGAGGGAACAATTGCTGTTGGTAACTCTACAGTAAACACCACAGCAAATAGTTCTCTTGTAAATGCTACATCTGTGTCAGTAAATAGTAATACTGGATTGACTTTAGGAACATCTGATACAAGTGCTAATGGATTTACTTATCTCCCCAATGGTCTTATTATTCAATATGGTAGCGTTGATGCTAACACAACTGTAGGTGATATTACTTTTGCTAATGTTTTCCCAACAGGATTATATTCGCTTACAGTAACAACAAATATTGCTGGTGCATATGATTCAACATATCAATCTATTGTTATTGCATCAAACACTTCTACTGCAAATGTAAGAACTGCAAATGTAACAACAAAATCAGTAAGTTATACTGCAATAGGTAAATAATGTCAAAAATTCTACCTGAATTTAAACAAAATTTAATACAAGATATTTTAGAAAGTATTGAAGCAAATGTTTCTCATTATTATGCTTTTGCTTCACATCCACTAGAATATTCTAATGGTATACCAACAGCAGTTGATAGTGATTATGATACTTCTTTCATAAATTCTTGGTTAATGCTATTTGGTAAACAACTTTCAAATACAGATATAGTTCCAGTTATTAAAAATAATTCTTGGTCAGCAAATACTATATATGAAAGATATGATAATACATCAAATACATTATTTACAAATACAAATTATTATACTATCACATCTCCAGATGTTCCTGGTGGATATTATCATATTTACAAATGTATTGATAATGCTAATAATGCTAACTCTACTGTAAATCCAAGTTCTATATCTACTCCCACACAACAAACATCATTTCAAACTGCAGATAATTATATCTGGAGATATATTTCATCTATATCCACAACAAACTATGATAGGTTTGCAACAACAGATTATGTTCCTCTATTTACTAATTCGAGTATAGTTGCAGCTGCTGGAAATAATGCTGGTGTGGAAGTTATTGTGATTGCAAACAATGGTGTTGGGTATGATAGGCATTCTAATGGTACTGTGCAGGCAGTTATTAATACTTCAACAATACAAGTTCAATCTAATACTATAGGTGATAGTTTTCATTATGATACTTGTGGGATATATTTAATAAACAATACAGTTTCTACATCTCAGTTATTAAAAGTGGATACTTTTACATCTAATGCTTCTGGTAAGTTTGTTAAATTTACTTCTTCTGCAAATACTAATAACATAACTCCTGGTGTAACTTTATATTCTATTGCTCCTGATATTGTTATAGAATCTGATGGTGATATAGCACCAACAGCATTTTGTAATATTAATGCTTCTTCAAATTCTATTCACAGCGTAACAGTTTTAACCAAAGGAACTTTTGTTTCTTGGGCGAATGTATCAATAGATAGTCCAGCTGGTTCTGGTGCAATTTTATATCCTATTATAAATCCTCCTGGTGGTCACGGTTCAAGTCCAGAAAATGAATTGAATGTTCAAGGTTTAGGAATTAACTTTAAATTTTCAAATAACGAATCAAATACAATAGTAACATCAAATACACTTTACAATAAGATAGGTATTGTAAAAGATGTTTATTATTTGGATTCTGATTTTTCAAAAGGAAATGTATACACTACTAGTACTTTTGATCAAGTATTAAAAGCAAATGTAACACCAGCACATACTTTTGTTACAGGTGAAAAAATTAAAGGTGCTAACAGTAAAGCAGTTGGTTATGTAGTATTTTCTAATTCTACTCAGGTTTATGTTGCTGGTGATAAAGATTTTCAAGAAGGAGAATCTGTTACAAATGCAGCAGGAAGCAACACTACAACAATTCAGACAATAAATGAAACTGGTGATATTTATTATAAAGATTTAGTTCCTTTTTATACACAAAGTATAAATAATGTAAATCGTTCAAACAATCAAAATGAAGCATATAAGCTGATTATTAAGTTATAATAGGAAGAAATAAATATGTCATCTTTAAAAACAAATTTTAATGTTTCACCATATTTTGATGATTATGATGAAAATAAAGATTTTTATAAAGTTTTGTTTAGACCTTCTGTTGCTGTCCAAGCAAGAGAATTAACACAACTCCAAACAATTTTACAAAAACAAATTGAAAGATTTGGTAATCATGTTTTCAAAGATGGTTCTATTGTTGATGGTGTTGGCATTAACTATATTCCAAATGCTTCTTATATTTTATTATCCGATCAATTAGATGGTAATGGATTGAATACAAACACTAATTTGTTGATAAGTGAACTAAATGAAAATTATATTGTTACTAATGGTACAGATGCCAATGCAGCAAGAGCATCTATTTCTCTAGCAAAGAATGGTATTGTTAGCAATGCACCTGAAACTAATAGATTATATATAAAATATTATTATACAGGTAAAGATAGTTCTAATAATGATGTATCAAAATTTTCTTCTGGGGATAAAATTTATATCTATAATGAAAATCAGGGAAATTTTGCAAACTTAGATTCTAATAATCTTTTTGATACTATTACATCTATTACTTCCAATTCTACTGTTAATGCTACTGGAACCTCTTACTTAATTCAAACAACTGAAGGTATCATATTCCAAAAGGGATACTTTTCAGCTGTAGAAAAACAGATAATTACTGTAAAAGATTTTGACGCAAATGTAGCTGGTTATGTTATTGGTTTTGATACAACAGAAAGTGTTGTAAATGACCAAGAAGATTTAACTTTAACAGACAACGCTTTAGGTTATCCTAATGAAAATGCACCAGGAGCATTTCGTTTAAAATTAAAACCAACATTAGTTTCTAAATTAGCATCCGATTCTTCTAATAGTAAAAATTTCTTTACTATAGTTAGTTTCGATGACACGATACCAGTAGAACAACGAACAGATCCAGAATATAATACTCTACAACAGTCTCTTTCTAGAAGAACTTTTGAAGAATCAGGAAATTATGTTACTAAACCTTTTATAATAGAAGCTACGAATAATAATTCAAATAGTTCTAATTTTTATTATACTGTTAGTTCTGGCGTTGCCTATGTTAGAGGGAATAGAGTTGAAAAACTAACTAACACTTTATTAGAGGCAACAAAAGGAACTTCAACACAATTTATTCAAAATAAATTAGTAACAGCTAATTATGGAAACTATATAATTTGTAATGAATTCTTAGGAACTTTTGATGTTGAGCAAAATAAAGAAATAGAGTTATACGATGAGGCACAAACTTCTTTATCAGATTATGAAGGAGTCAATGTTGCTCCAATTGGAAATTTGATTGGATATGCTAATGTAAGAGCAGTTTCTTTTATAGACGGAACTAAAGGTCTTCCAGACGCTAGATATTATGTTTATTTGTTTAATATTAGGATGAATTCTGGTAAAACTTTTTCTTCAGATGTTAAAAGCATATTTTTAAATAGTGGTACTTTTGGTAATGCAAAAGCTGACATTATTTTAGAAAATGGTGTAGCAGTTATTAAAGATTCTGATAGAAAAAGTTTGATTTTTGATACTGGTTTAGATGCTGTAAAAAGATTGACTAATAATACTGGCATTGGAGACACACTTTATACATATAATCAAATTAAAAGTTCTACAATTTCTTCAGCTGGGTCTATTAACATAACTTTAGATACTGCAGCTGCAGGTGCTTCTTTAGAAAGATTAAATTATGGAATAGGATCTTTAAATTTAAACTCTATAGATCAATTTGATATATATTTAGGTGCAAATGTTTATACTGCTAATTTAACAGGAGATATAGATATATCTCCTGGAACTACAACAATTAATGCTAACACTGCAACAGACTTTGAAAATGAATTAGAAGTTGGTTCTTTGATTTATGTTTATGATGGTGCTCAACCAAGAATTAGACGTGTTGTTTCTATTGCAAACTCTTCTCAGATAGAAATTGATAATCCAATCAGCACTACAAATAATAGTGCAGATTATGCTAAATATTATGTAGAGGGATCTCCTCTTCCTCTTACATCTGTCACTGTAAACTCTAATACTAATTTTGTTGCTGAAACTGGCTTAACTTTACCAGCAGGCCCTCATACTGTTTATGCTTCATATCAGGTTAATAGAAATGAAGCCATATCTATCCCTAAATTAATTAGAAAAGGTAGGTATGTTAAAATTGATTGTGCTACTAATTCTGCAGGTTCGATAGGGCCTTGGGATTTAGGATTTACTGATATACATAAAATAAAAAATATTTATGTTGGTACTACCTATAGTTTAACAAATCCTAATAGAATAACTTGGTTTAATTTAGATAATGGACAAAGAGATTCTTTTTATGATCATGGAAAATTAGAAGTAAAGCCACAATATTCATCTAAAATTGATTCTACTACAAAATTGTTAATTGAGTTAGATTATTTTGTTGCTAATACTGATGCTTCTGTTGGATTTTTTTCAGTAGAATCTTATCCTATCGATGATGCTAACACATCTAATACTAATTCTATTCAAACTATTGAAATTCCAAAATATGATGGGAAAGATTTAAGAAATTATATTGATTTTAGAATTAGAAAACATAACACAGCTACAGATTCAATAACAGAAGCTTCTGCATCTGAAAATCCAGCAGTTTCAAATTCTTCTTTTGATGTGCCCTCTTCAGGCCAACATACTATAATACCAGATGAAAATTTCATAGCTGATTTTGAATATTTTCTACCAAGATATGATGTTATTACATTAGATTCTTCAGGAAATTTCGGGGTTATAGAAGGTCAAGCAAAAATAAACCCACAAATTCCTTTTACTGAAAATGATCAAACTTTAGTTGCTCAATCTTTTGTTCCACCATATCCATCTCCAACTAAAAGACAGTTTGATATTTATAAAGATATTCCATTTATAAGAGTATCATTAAAAACTAATAGACGATATACTATGAAAGATATAGGAACTTTAGATAAAAGATTAAAAAGAGTTGAATATTATACAGTACTAAATGCTTTAGAACAAGAGGCTAAAAATTTAACAGTACCAGATGCAAATGGTTTAGATAGATTTAAAAATGGTATTTTTGTTGATCCATTTAACTCTCACAATTTAGGTCAAATTTCTGATTTTGAATATAAAATTTCTATAGATAAAGACGAAACTGTCGCAAGACCATTTTTTATATCTCATGATGCAGATTTGCAATTTTCAAATACAGATTCAACAAATGTACAAAGAACAGGAAAAGTAATAACACTTCCTTTCACAGAAGAAGTGTTTATATCTCAAAAATTTGCAACAAAATTTAGAAATGCTTCCGAAAGTTTTTGGGCTTGGACTGGAGATTTGGATTTATTTCCAAGTGAAGATTTTTGGAGAGACGAAGAAGTATTACCAAATGTTAACATAGATTTGGATATTGCAGCACCCTTTGAATCTTTTGCTGATAGTCCATTTGGAACTGTTTTTGGAGATTGGAGAACTTTATCTACTTCTAGCACATCTTCAACTCAAACACAAGGTCAAACACAAACAACTACTACTACTACTACTACTCAACAAGAAAGAACAGTAACTGATTTAGAAGTTAACACATTTACTGAACAGTTTGAAATAGGTTCTTATGTTAAAGATGTTTCAATAAATCCTTATATTAGATCTAGATTGGTAGCGTTTGTTTGTAATTTTTTAAAACCTAACACAAGAATTCATGCTCATTTTGATGAAATTAATGTTGATGCTCATTGCATTCCAGGGGTTCTGTCAGGTTTAGCCACAGCACCAGAAGGAAGAGAAGATAGAGTTGTGAGGCCACTCTCAGATTCTATTTTTGGAGATGCTTTATTTTCAGATGAAAATGGATTTTTGTGCGGTTTATTTAGAATTCCTGCAGAAACATTTAGAACAGGAGACAGACTTTTTCAATTAAGTAATGTAGAAGATTTGACTATTGGTAGAGATGCTATTTTAACAATGAATAGGGCTGTGTATACAGCAGATTCAATATCTGTTACTAGAGAAACTACTAATTTAAATATTAGACAGCCTATTTTATTTTATGAAACAACAACTGATACCAGAACTCAAACAGATGTTTCAACAAGTGTTGTAGTTTTACCAAGACCTACTTTTGACGGTGGTGATGGTGCTGATGCTGATGCTGATGCTGATGCTGATGCTGATGCTGGTGATTGTGATCCTATTGGACAATCTTTTATTGTATCAAATTCTCCAGACGGAAGTTCTGCCTCTTTTATATCTTCTCTAGGTGTTTATTTTAGAAGTAAGGATGATACATTAGGTGTAACATGCTTTATTTGTCAAAATTCAGACGATGGGTCACCAGATACAAGTAAAATTTTTGCTAAAAGTCATTTATCTTCTTCAGAAGTTTTAACATCTGAAACTGGTCTAACTGAAACCAGATTTATTTTTGACTATCCTATTTGTATTCTTAATAGTAAATCATATTCTTTTGTTATTCAGCCTGATGGAAATAGTCCAGAATATGAAATATGGACTTGTGAAACTGGAGATTTTGATATTAACACTGATGAACAAGTATTCTCAAATCCATATATTGGTGTTATGTTTGTATCAGCTAACCTTCGTAATTGGACTGAATTTCAGAAAGAAGATATTAAATTTAATATATATAGGGCCATATTTAGTCCTTTAAATGGTAGTGCTGTATTTAAAAATGAAGATGATGAATTTTTAACAATTGATGGATTCACAAGAAGTAATACTGAAGTTGGTTTGGATGTTGGTGATATAGTTTATACTGTGAACTCCTCCGTAGATATTTCAAATTCTGAAAGTGTAGTTTCTAACACATTGAACGATAAAGTTTATGGAAGAATACAATACTTTAATGAAGTGAATGGTGAAATTTGGCTAGATTCTTCTACTGCTAATACAACATCTTATTTTTCAAATACTGTAAATCCAACAGTAGCAATTTATAGAATTGTTGATCCTGCAAATACTAGTCAATCGAATGCTACAACTTTGATAACATGGGGTAATGTTATTAGTGTAGATGATTTATCATATCATACTGTTGTTCCTAAGTTTGGTGTAACAACACCTAGTAAGACTTTTATGAGTTATAATATAAAAGGAACATCAAATTCTGATGTCGTTGATGTTGAGTATACTATCGTTGAAAATGATAAAGATTATGAGTTTAATGATTATGAAAGAAAGATTTATTCTAGATCTAATGAAATAAATCAAGTTTCTGGTGATAAAACTCTTGAATATAAATTAAATCTAACATCTTCATCAAAATATGTTTCTCCTGTTATAAATTTAGGAAGAAAAAATAGTCTTTTTGTTGAGAATATAATAAACAATGATTATTGGGATGAAAATACTAGATATGGTAATTCTTTGAGTAGATACATATCTAAGAAAGTTATTCTTGAAGATGGACAAGAAGCAGAGGATTTAGAAGTTTATTTAACTGCTTATAAACCAACTGCTACAAATATTAAAGTTTATGGTAAATTTTTAAATAATCAAGATGGTGAAGAATTCAATACAAAAACTTGGACAGAATTAGAATATGTAGATGGTGGTGAGAATATATTTTCATCAGACACAAATACTAAAAATTTCATTGAATATAAATTCAAAGTCCCCTCAAAGAGAAAGTCTTATTTAACATTAGACAACAATACAGTTGTAGAAGGTGAAACTGCAACTCAAGGAACAAATGAAGGTATAGTATCTTTTGCAGATGGTAATAATGTTATAGTTGAAATGAATAGTGGTATTTTAGATACTGGATCTGTTACATTTTCTATATCTGGTGCTTTAAATATTGTAGAGTCTGAAATTAGAAGTGCTTTTGCTAATACAGGAACATCTACTCCTGTAACATTATCTGGAGCTGTATCTTGTTCTTCTGATAACAATAATTTGTCTGCTACAGAATTTTCATTCAGTGCTAATACTAATGTAGATAATGTAAATGATGTTATTGCCATTTTAGATGCTAATACTTATTTTGAAGTGGGCGATCCACTAATATATAGTGCAAATGGCGGAACAGACTTGACTAATTTAATTACAGGAGGTAAATATTATGTAAGTTTTAGCAATGCTTCTCATATTGCTGTTGCTGAAACTAGATCTGGTGCAAATATAGATTTAACTGCAAGTAGTCTTACAGAAGATCATCATTTTACAGGAACATTTTTCTCTGAAGACTTCACTCCTGGTGATAAAATTAGAATCGAAACGTCTGATGATATATTCTCAATAAAATCTGTAATAAGCGTTACCAATAATACATCTATGACATTAGATACTGGGTTCACACAAAGTAATTCTATTTCAACATATTATATATTTAATTCTGGTGTTGGTGATGGAATAGTAGAGTATGAAAATTCTGATTCTTCTAGATTTGTTGGATTTAAAGAGTTTGCTATTAAGATTGTATTATTAAGCTCAAACCCTATTCGAGTTCCAATGTTAGAAGATGTTAGAGCAATAGCATTACAAATATGAGTGTTTTTTATGGAAAAATATTGTAGACAAAATGATAATAAAGGTGCTATATTGAACACAGATAAAGAAGGGTTGAAAAGATATAAATTATTAAAGAAAAAACAAAATGAAGTAAATGAATTGAAAGAAAGAGTAGAAGGTATAGAAAATAAACTAGACTTGATACTTGAAAAATTAAAATAGAGGTATTATGGAAAATATAAAAGATAAAGAATTTATCCGTGATTATATTAAAAATTTGTGTATCTATAAACCAAGTGAACCGTATATGTATGGTAAAATGGTTGGCACTAGATATGGTAGACAGTATTATTTAGCAAATGGAACATATAATGTAGAATTTTTGAATTGTGTTTGTAGACAGTTTTATAAAATAATTGATGAAGAAGTGGGTCATTTTAATTTTCAAATTACTGGAAGAGAGTGGGCGGCTTTACCATTATTATCTGCCATACCTCTATGGTTATATAATGAAAAAAATATAAGAATAAATTCATTTATGATAAAACGTGAGAGAAAAACATATGGAAGAAATAATTATATTGAAGGTCTTGTAAATAAACTTCCTGTTTTAATTATTGATGATGTGTGTAATTCTACAAATGGATTTTTACATTGCTATAATGTTATAACAAAAACAGAAAAACTTGAAAGTTTGCCTTATATATTTGCAATACTAAATAAATATACAACTGATATTAGTGTTAATTCTTTTGTAGAGGATAGATATTTAAAAAGAGGAATTAAACCCTTAAGCATTGTTAATGGGAATGATATAATATGATAATAAATGAAGAAGATAAAACTAAAATATTGAAAGAATTGTATGACTATATTGATAAACATTGTATATTCAGATGTAATCCTGAAGTAAAATATTCTGAAGCCATTGAGACTGGTAAAATAATATCTAATAAACCTAGTATTGATAATTCAACTATGATGTTTATGTTGAGAAGACTTACTTTTAATTATAAAATGTTAGAATATGTATCTGCTTTGATATTAGATCAAATACTAACAGATGTTAAAAATAAAGACGAATTTGAATTTTTTCAATTAGCTGGATTAGAAACATCTTGTGTTCCTCTATTAACTGGAATACAGTCTATGGCATCTAGATATAAAATGGGAATAAATGTCTTCTCTGTAAGAAAAGAAAGAAAACATTATGGTTTAAATCATATTATTGAAGGCATTCCTGCTAAAAATGTGCCAGTTATATTCATTGATGATACTATAAATGCTGGATCATCATTTACAAGAACAATGGATGCGTGTAAATATGAATTAGATTTATATCCAGCAAATAATGCATATGCTATATGTACTTTTAAAAAAGATCTAACGGTTATAAAATATAGAGATAGAGATATAAATTTAAACTCTCTTTTTAGTGTAAAAGATTTTGATACCAAATATGATCCTGATAAATATTGGCTTCCAGATGATTGTGATAAGAGTATAAATAAAAGACCAGAGTATCAACAGGGAATTCTTTATTAGTGTCTAAAAAAGAGAAGATTAAATGACAATAACAGTAGCAAATACAGCAAACACTAATACATTTGACTATTGGAGAAATAGAACAAATGAACTAGCAGATGCTATGACAAATAAAACAGTAACAGTAGATTCTAATACTGCTACTGGTAATGCTGCTATTACTGGAACATTTTCAGCAAATGTTTTATTTTTAGGCAACACCACAGTAAACTCAACCTCAAACTCTACCTCTATTGTATTTGGAAACACTGTACAAAATACTGTTGTTAATACTTCTTCTGTTGTATTTGGAAACACTGTACAAAATACTGTTGTTAATACTTCTTCCATCACATTTGGAAATACTGTACAAAATACTGTTGTTAATACTTCTTCTATCACATTTGGAAACACTGTACAAAATACTGTTGTTAATACTTCTTCTATCTTTATATCAAACTCTACATCAAACTTAACTATTTCAATACCTACAACATCTCAGTATGCAAATGGTAAGTTTTTTCTAAATGCAAATGGTTCATTTACTTTAGTCGAAGCCCTTATTAAGGGAAATATTGAAACTTCTGGAACAACAAATACAGAAATCAATAACTATCTAACAAATACATTCGCATCAGCAGAATATTTGCTTGCTGTAAAAGATAATAACGCTAATAATTATCAGTCTTCTAAAATATTAATTACTCACGATGTAGATAATGCATATTTGTCTGAATATGCAATAATAGTTTCAAATAACTATGTTGGTTCATTTTTTGCAAATTCAAACACATCTCATGTTAGATTATATTTTAATCCAACATCAACAAACACCACTATTAACTTTACAAGAGTTGAAGCATAATGGGCACTAAACAAAATCTTGTAATAGATCAAGGTGCAACATTTTCTGCTAATCTAATAATAAAGGATTCTGCTGGCGATTTGTTGGATTTAACAAACTATTCAGCAAATTCTCAAATGAGAAAGCATTACACTTCTACTACATCTACATCCTTTACTACTACAATAAACACAACATCATCGGTTGTAACCATTTCTCTTACAGCAAACGAAACTAGTAATGTTGTATCTGGTAGATATGTTTATGATTTAGAAATAACCAGTAATACTGGAATTGTCACTCGTTCTTATGAAGGAATAGTTACTGTAACTCCAGAAGTGACTAAGTAATAATATGAAATTTTATGTTGAAAGTGTTGTAAATAAATCTGATTTAGAAGATGGCTTTACAATAGAAGAAAATGTTTTCTTTCAAGATGAAAAAATTGTTATTATTGATAATATGGAATATCACTTAAACCACGGTGATATTGTTATTTGTAAAGATAAAAAATATTTCATAAATCCTTTTGACATAACAACAGATTCTTTTAAATATGAAATAGATGATATTTGGAATTTAAAAGAAGATAATATTCCCCCTAAAAATAATAAAAAATATTTACTAATTGTTCCAGAGAATGAATATTCTGGACAATCTTTATTGTTTACTGAATATAATAATAAAATTATAAAAAGAAATGAAAATGGTTCTACTGAAGTATATAATAATTCCACAAATGAATATTTTTTAAAAGAAGAACAGGTTGTTGTTTCTTATGAGGGTGGGTCTTTAGTTCCAGTTGAAAGAAAACACACACCATTAGTATTAGAGACTAACGTAAAAAATGAAAAATTATTTGAGACCATAGAAAGAGGTGAACAAGGTCCACAGGGTATTCCAGGTAAAGATGGTATCCAAGGTCCAAAAGGTGATACTGGAGAACAAGGTCCAAAAGGTGATACTGGAGAACAAGGTCCACAAGGTATTCCAGGTAAAGATGGTATTCAAGGACCAAAAGGCATCTCAGGTAAAGATGGTATTCAAGGACCTAAAGGAGATGTTGGGACACAAGGACCAAAAGGTGATAAAGGTGATACTGGAGAACAAGGTCCAAAAGGTGATACAGGTGAACAAGGTCCAAAAGGTGAACCTGGAGAATCAGGAGCAAGTGCAGATAATGAACTTATAAAACAAATTGAAAAACAATTTAATAAGTTTCAAGAGAACGATAAAGAATATAGACAAAAATTAAATGCTCAATTATCAACTCTTGGTGGAGGTGGTTCTACTCAATTACTAGATAATGATGATGTAATCTACAAACCAATTTCTACATTATCAAATAATACTATCCTATTCTATACAAATACTGATAAAAAATTCAAAACTATTACATTACAACAAGCAGTTACAGATTCTGGTATTTCTATCGGTGGTGGTGGAGGAATATCATTAACTGATTTAAGTGTAACAAAAAATGCAGTTGGAACAGCAAATCTCAGTTATGATAATACTACTGGAGTTTTTAGTTATACACCACCTGATTTAACATCATATCTGACTACAGTATCTTTTGGTGATTTAACAAGTACACCAACAAC